TTAATTGGAATGCAGAAGACCGTGTGTGGATATTTGGATATACTGAATCGAATATATCATATCTATATAAAATGCTCTCTAACGATTTTGAATTTGATAATGAGTTAGAAGCAACAGCTAAAGAAATTCAAAAAATTGAAGAAAATATAGAACAGTATGTTCCAATGATAGTTTATCAAAATGGACATTTTTCTTACAAAAATGTTATGAATCATGTTCCACAACCTAATTCAAATAATCTAATAGAAGTATTATTGCACGCAAGATCATGTGGTATTACCTGTTGGGACGAATCAATTGATATAGCTATATCTTCTTCTGAGGTAAGCAATTCAATTCAATTACTTATTAAAAATTCTCATTGTAATCCCATTACAATAGCCTCTAACAACTTAATAAGTATTCAAGATTTATTAAATTATTCTAAAAATATTTTATTTGTAATTCCCGGTGGAACCGAATTAGATCATCTAAAATCTATTCATAATTTTCTCATTAATCAAAATATTTTAAACAGTCAACTGACAGTTATGTTTAGACTTGATAGTAGTTCTGGAAAACTGTGTAATGAATATATTAAAGAACATAAATTAAATACACCGGTCAGTGATGTTACTAAGTTTGTATTTGTTAGTGGTAAAATACCAAAACCATTAATTGAAACTGGAAAGAAATTTGATCTAGTTGTTCATTTTGGCACAAATTCTGCACATTACACATTGAAAAATTATATTAAGAATCATCATAATGTTATTAGTATGAACCTAGATAACAAAAATAAGGAATTAGACTTTGGCTAACTGTAAAATTATAATTAAAGACGAAGTCAACATCAAAGTAGAAGGTTTAGATTTAGATACTAGAAAATATCTAGTTAAAAAATTTAAATATGAAGATCCAACTGCCCGCTATCGTCCAAGCTACAAATTAGGACGTTGGGACGGTTCAGTAAGTTTTTTTGGTTTAGGCGGAACTACCTACATGAGCATGTTAGGACAGGTATTGGCTGAATTAGAAAACAAAAATTACTATATTGAAGTTGAGGACCTGCGTGTTAGTCCTGTATTAGAATTTGAAAAAATTAAAGAAGATTTTTGGGGAGACATGTGTTGGCCCGAAGGACATCGATTTGCAGGACAGCCGATTCGTATGCGCGAAGATCAAGTAGAAGTGGTTAACAAGTTTTTAGAAAATCCACAGTGTATTCAAGAAATTGCTACTGGATTTGGCAAAACAATTACCACTGCTACACTGGCAAAAATTTGTGAAAAATATGGACGCACTATCACTATTGTGCCTAATAAATCATTAGTTGAACAAACCGAAGAAGATTTTATCAACTGTCAACTTGATGTTGGAGTTTACTACGGTGATAGAAAAAATCTTGACAAGACACACACTATATGCACTTGGCAAAGTTTAAATATTTTAGATAAAGGCTCTAAAGAAGCAGACGGCGAACTAGTATTAGAACGTCTAATTGAACTGTTAGATAATGTGCAATGTGTAATGGTAGACGAAGTTCATATGGCCAAAGCTGATGTGTTAAAAACGTTATTAACTCGTAACTTTGCCAATACGCCTATTCGTTGGGGATTAACCGGAACAGTCCCCAAAGCTGACATTGACTTTCAAAATATCCGTGCAGCATTGGGAGAAGTAGTTCATCAAGTTAAAGCACACGAACTTCAGGAAGCTGGAGTTTTAAGCACTTGCCATGTTAATATTGTTCAGACTGCAGAATGGAAAGAGTTTAGCAGCTATGCAGAAGAATTAAAGTTCCTAGTAACCAATACAGAACGAATAGAATTTGTAGCCAAAATGATTGAATCTATTGCAGATTCTGGTAATACACTGGTGTTAGTAGATAGGATCGAGTGCGGAAAGATGTTACAATTATATTTGAGTAACTTGTTTAGTTTATTATCAGATAAACCTGAGGTAGCATTTATTTCAGGAGCAGTAAAGACTAAAGATCGCAAAGAAGAATATGACGAAATTAAAACAGCAAATAATAAAATTATCATTGCTACATATGGTGTGGCGGCTGTTGGTATTAACATTCCTCGGATTTTTAATATGGTTCTTATTGAGCCCGGTAAATCGTTTGTTAGAGTTATTCAATCAATAGGCCGCGGTATTCGAAAAGCAGACGATAAAGATTTCGTTCAAATTTGGGATATTACCGCAAGCACCAAGTATGCTAAAAGACACTTAACGGAGCGTAAAAAATATTACAAAGACGCAAAATATCCGTTTACAATAGACAAGGTAAAATATCAATAATGCAAATTTTAACACTAAACAATCAAACTTATTATCTAAATGATCTTCCAGAGGAGGTTGACGATGATATGCGATTTGCAGTAATGGATAACAGTGATCCTCAGAATCCTGACTACTTTTTTATTCCCTTAATATTTTTAGAATCATTTACTTGCCCTGCAGCAGTATTAAAAATTGGTCCATATGAACTTACCATGCCATTAGATTGGTGCACTATTGTTGGAGATCCAGAAGGTCCCGAAATGGAAGTGTTACCATTAACTAGTTTAAATGATCGAGGGTTTAGCACATTTTGTTTTAACCCGTTGAGTTCATTTAGACCTGAGTTTCATACAATTGATATCATTAACGTATATCAAGATGTTAAATGGTATTTTCCAAAGATGAAACCTGGCCAGTTATTATCTACTCCATTACATGCAGGAGAAAAACCTACCTGCGCTTATTTTGTCAAAGAAGTAAGTCGCCAAAGCGAAATAGTTGATTATACAAAGTGTTGGTAATATTATGGACGAAAAATTAGCAAAGGGTATATTAGGCAGTATTGCCTACAGTCAAGGAAGAAACAAAGTTTCTGGTAGGCCAGTTAAACCTGTAACTATTACAGTTACTGATTTAATTGACATTTACAATAAACAAAACGGAAAATGCTATTGGTCCGGATTACAGTTAGATGCAAAGTTTAATAAAATAAAACATCATCCATTTGCAATTAGTCCTGAAAGACTTGATAATGCGTTACCGTATGATATAAAAAATGTAGTGCTCTGCCGACGCATGTTTAATCTTGGAAGAATGGCATTTCCAGAAAAAGATTTTGAAGATGCAATGAAAACACTTAAAGAAGAATTTAAAAATGGGTAATCTTAAACCAGGTGCAACTTTAATCTACGAAAAGGTAGATAATATTGTTTATTCTAGAGAAGCTGGATCCAATCCGTCTACTCGAATAGAAGTAGGACGAGATTACGATCCAAGAACAGGAGATGGCCGACCATTGCATGATCATATAAAAGATTCACAACTATGGGGAAATATTCATCGAGCAGCAAAAACTAATATTGCTTTGCAAAAAGCATTGGAACAATGTATAATAATATATCATCTTAGTAATCCCCCTAAGAAACCAATACAACATCATCCGGTATAATATGGCAACAGCAAAACTTGATATTAAACGTGAGCTTGACGCAGTTGATACACGTAATTATAATTTTTATGATAATCTTACAATAGAAGAACAAAAGGCATTTAGCCCATTTGTTTTAATGAGATTTACTAGCAATGTAAAAGGTGATAGAGAAACACAGGAGTGGTTTGTTGAAATGACCAATGAACTAGTTAATAAAGATCATTGGACATTAAGTAAGAATCATAAGGCATTGCTCTGGAAATTGTTTGCTGGCACAGGTATTGGAACTAAATGTTTTCATCCTTATCTAGCAGCTGGAAAGAAAGATAAAGTTAATAAGATTGAAAAATTAATTGCAGAATTAAATCCTTCGATGAAAATATCTGAAGTAAAAATGCTAGCCGGCATGATGACTAAAGATGATATCAAAGAACTTTTTGATAAAATGGGCTTTGATAAAAAGCAACGAAAGGAATATGAATGAGTCAGTTTGATCATAAACAAATTAAAACAATTAATATCAATTTAAATTCGTCTGTTTGGAATCCAGAAACTCATAATATACTATTAGCATATGATTCAAAATCTTTAACTAAATTTTCTATAAAGATGATCAAAGTAGATAATGATGTTGCAATCACTGATACATCTGATGCACAACAACTATTAAAACAATTTAGAATTAGCAAGTGATAAACCTAGTGGATCAACCTTATAACTGCGTGCATTGTGGTAAGAGTTTTATGAAAGAAAAAACTCTAGTTGCTCACATGTGTGAAAATAAAAGACGTGCAATGCAAAAAGATGAAAAACGAGTAGTTGCCGGCATGATGACATACAATCGATTTTATCAACTTACACAAAATTCAAAAAAGAATAAAACATATGAAGAGTTTTGTAAAAGTTCTTATTATAATGCATTTGTTAAATTTGGTTCTTTTGTAAACAATGTAAATCCCTTGTATCCAGAAAAGTTTATTGACTATGTTATTAAAAGTGGTGTTAAGTTAGATCATTGGTGTCGTGATGAGTTATATGAAAAATATCTATACGAAATGCTCAAAGTAGAACCGGTTGAATCAGCAGTTCAACGTAGTCTTCAAACAATGATGGAATGGGGAGATGTTAGCCAAGCACAATTTAATCATTACTTTAACTATGTTAATCATAATCGTGCTGTAAATGATATTCGTAACGGAAAAATATCTCCCTGGCTTTTATTAAATTGTAAGAGCGGTAAAGAAATGATTAGTGGATTTAATGATGATCATTTAGAAATGATATCGACGGCATTTGATGTGCCATTTTGGATTAAACGCCTTAAATCAAATCCTGCAGATGTTGCACTGGTAAAAGAAATTTGTAAAGAAGCAGGTATAGAATGATCAAATGTGACATTGATATTGACTTTGCTAACCGAGAAGATATATTATCTAAAATTCCACATGTGGTTGCAGGTCGACATGATCGAGGCGAATATAAAAATCACAATACAGGCGTGTATCTACAAAAAATTCCAGTTAATCCGTTAAACGGTATTGCTACTATAGATTATGAAGAAGCACAAACTCGCGGTTACTTTAAGATTGATTTTTTAAATGTTAATGCATACCAAGGAGTTAAAAATGAAGAACACATTGTAAAATTACTAGCTATAGAACCTCTGTGGGAATTAATGTATGAGAAAGAAGTTTGTGATCAATTATTTCATATTAATGGCTATCACTCGTTAGTAGCACAACTTGCTCCTACAAGCATTTTAGATTTAGCCACAGTGCTTGCTTTGATTAGACCCGGTAAGAAGCACTTGATCCCAGTATGCATTGAAAAAGGTTTCCAGGCAATCCAACACGAGGTCTGGGTTAAAACAGACGAAGGATATAGTTTTAAGAAAAGTCATGCTATCGGGTATGCTCATGTAATTGTTATGCAATTAAATTTAATATGTGAAAATATCAGTTACGAATTTTCTTAACATTTCTTATCAACTGTATTGACTTACGTTTAACTCTTTTTTCTGCAATTTCACTTAAATTAACAACTGGTCCAAATATAATATCAATATCTTTTGAATTAAATGTTTTAATAGTATATCTAAATTTCTGCATTTCGTTTAATAAAAAAATACTAATTGGAATTTTTCGATTGCTTTCCCACCACCATATTTCACCAGCTTCTATAAACATTTGTTTTTCTTCTTCGGTTTTTAATATAGAATAATCATAGATACTAGTTACATTGGCATCTAAGTTGATAATAATGCCTACGTATTCGATATCACTCGATTTTACACAAGTCATAAACGGGAAATTTTTTTGAAAGCTATTTGTTGTTGTCATATATTAAGGTAAATACATATTATGAAATTACCAGTCTATTTATATTCCAATTTGTTCGAAGTAATATTGGATCTGGACA